CTGCCATCGTCCACCAGTGCAGCAATGTCTTTCATTGGGTCGCTTAAGTAGCGTGTGGTCTGTGGTACATCTAGTACAGTTAGCCCCTCTTTTTCCAGATTGGCGCCGAGCTGCGCGCTGTTCCATTGATCCTTTGCCACCTCTTTAATTTTTACAGTCTCGCAGCTGACCAATATGTCTTCTTGAATCGATTCAAGATCAGTCATATTCCCTGGCGTTTGAGTGATATAACCTTCGATTACCCAACCTTGGTAGTGTGAATTTTTAGGATCCTCTACAGCAGACTCCGGCAGATAGTTTTTGCTAATCACGTAGTAGTGCGTTTTGCCATCGATATTCTTGGTGAATTCATACACTAAACTGGTGATATCTTTTTTGCTGCCAAGATCTAAACCTAGCGTGCACTCTTCACCACGGAACATTTCAAGTGTAAGTGTTGGATCTGCGCACGCCTGCAGGTTGGCCAGATTAAGCCATGGATCACGGGCGTTTACCCACACATTTAAGTGCTTGGTTTTGTATGATGCCTGCTTGCGAGGGTTCTCTTTTGCCTGTTTTAATAGGCCCAAGAGATACTCTTTATCTACCGAAACCCCATAATTAGGGTTGGCTTTGATCAATGCATCTTCTGATGTCCAATCATCTTCTGCATCGATTGTGAAAATGATGCCGAATCGACGTTCATTTTCACGTGTGCCATCTAGTATTTTCTCTAGTTCTTTCTGGTGCAGGTAGCATGGGCCGCTAATATCAGCGCCGGCTGTAGTAATTACCAGCAGTACTGGCTGTGATCGTGCACCCATACCGGTTGAACCGGTCTCGTACATGTCTTCAGTTTTATGTTCGTGGTATTCGTCCACGATCCAGCAGGTGGGTGATGCACCGTCACCAGGCTTACCGATCATCGGCTCGAATTTACTGAAAGTATCCGGAGCCGCTAGGTTGTCCCTGTTGCGGATTACTCCATAATAGGCGCAGTACTCCGGCGTCTGTTTGGCCATGTCGCGAGCGGTACCAAACACTTCGTATGCTTGCTTTTTATTGGTAGCACCACTGTAAACTTCGGCCCCATACTCCCCATCTACTGCCAACATATACAAACCAATGATGGCTGCCAGTGTGGATTTAGCGTTTTTACGCGGTACAAATAGATCGATATAGATGAATCGACGCTTGCCAGTTGTCTTACTTACCCATCCAAATGCGCAGGATAGTACGAATATCTGCCAATTTTCTAGCCTGATTAGCTCGTCGTTGCCACCCCAATCACCTTTGACATGAGGCATATGCTCTGCAAACTCGCAGATTCGCTGTGCCGGACGGTAAGATTTACCGTACCGATCGATTAATTCTGGATTGTAAATGTATGGGTAGTCAGGTGACTTTGACTTTTCCAGATCATTCAGATGCCGTTTGCAGGCCAAACGGTGATACTTGTTTGCTACTATTTTTCCGTCAACGACATCCTGCGCATACTGCGTAGCGACCGCGCCGAAGTCTTTTATCATATGGCGCCGAATCCAGTAGGTGCGCCTTGCACTGGTGGTGTTTCAAATAAATCTTTTTGCAGGCGTGTGCTTGGTGTAACGCGGCCACGCGCAGCAGGAGAAAGTCCAAAGTTGATAAGGGCACGCTCAATTGCATAGTGTGCACGGTTACGCATCACCCAATATGGTGAGTAAATAGTGTTGCCATTGGATGTTACTTCAACTAAACCGTCACCACCCTTGTATTCTTCACCACGCTCTTCACACTCAATGCGTTTTTTCTCAGCCCATTCCATGTTGCGGCGAATGCGCTCTTCAACATAAACCAGCAATGCCCAGGACTGACAGTAAGATGAGAGTGCCGCGCGATCTAATTTAGAGATCAACCCATACTGCTCAAGTATTGGCGTGATGCGCTTCCACTCTTTTTTTGCTTCTTTCAACAAATGTGGCGGACATCCTGGAATACTAATCTCAGGCTGCAGCGAGTCAGTTAATTGCGCAGCAGTTTTTTTACTTGGATTGCCACGTAGCTGATGCACGTTGCTTGGCAACGGATTTGGTCCACGATTACCCATAAAATCTCACCTTATTGAACTACTAGACACCCCCCCCTACTCCTAAAACTACCGCAACAAAAAATCAGATTAGGCATACGGTCTAGAAACGAAAAGTTGTAGAGATTTAATGGGCCCCTACCTTCCCTCTAAAGCCACCATCTTGTCTAGCAGTCTTACGATCGTGGCAAACTTTAGCCATTGCTTGCCAGTTAGATGAATCCCAAAACAAACCCATATCACCTTCATGCGGAATTTTATGGTCAACAACCTCTGCGGCTTTTAGTCTTAACTTACCTTCTAGGCATTCTTCGCATTGACATAAAGGATGCGACCTCAAGAATGCTTTGCTGGCTTTTTGCCAACGATAACCATATCCACGCTGAGATGATGTCTGTCTTGTTGCATCAACTTGCTGCTGAACTTGCTTTCTATGTGACTCACAATATGCACCAGACGTAGTTAGCGCTCTGCAACCTGCATGTTTGCATGGTTTAGGTGGAGCGTTTGGCATGGTTTAGGCAATAAAAAACCCGCTAAGCTTTTGCTTGCGGGTTACTTGGTTACTCT